AAGAGATCCCCTCAAGGATTGGCTCGCTGATATTGACCTTCTCCTCATCGATGAGTTTGCCGGTGTCGGTGGATCAGCGAACAAGTCTCCATGGTGGTTGAGTCAAACCGTCGAGCTTATCCAAGAGATCTATCAACAGTGGGGAGCTGGTGAGCTCGCAGTCATCATGACGAGCAACGTCTACCCTAAACAGCTCCTCAATATCTTCAGTGATAACCCTGCGGTCAAGTCTCGCCTCGGCGCTATGTTCAATCGACCGATTGAGATGGTGGGCAGAGATCGCAGACTAGACCGCGTTGATATGAGCGCTTGGGGGGTATGATGGATGCATATGATGAGTTTCAGCGCGAGTATTATAAAGAGTATCGCAGACGTAAACGCGATGAGGAGACGCCAGAGCAGAAGGCCGAGAGGCTGAGAAAGCAACGAGAGCGCTATCATCGGCGCATCGCCAACGAGACACCAGAGGAGAAGGCCGAGCGCAAAGAGCGCGCGCGCATTGCTCAACGTAAGAAGAGAGCAAAAAAAAAGCCCTAGCAGACAACCTGCCAGGGCCCAACATATCTCGGTGTCTGTGTTCAAGCAAGCGAGCGATCAACTGCAAAGAGTTGATGAGATATGTTAATGTGTACATTGTACACTTTGGCGTTGACAGGTCAAGGTAAATCTGACAGCCTCAACAGGCCCCAATGGTTCTCTGCGTCTTACCTGCGGGGCAGTCTCAAAGGAGAGCCATGACCCATAAGACCATGATAGTAAGCGTGAGATTCACATCATCTGAAGTGGATCAGCTCGGCAAGATCGCTCGGCGTCTAGGTTGGTCCCGCTCTAAACTCATTAGAGTGATCACTCAGAGATTCATGACCGAGCATCGAGATAAAGACAAAGCCACAGTATTGATTGGACAGACGAATGATTAACAGGGTCACCCTCATAGGCAACCTCGGACAAGATGCCGAGCTTCGGACAACTCAAAGCGGTCAACCCTATGCTTACTTCAGGGTCGCCACCAACGAGAGCTATAAAGATTCTCAGGGTAACTGGCAGAAGGCCACCGAGTGGCATAGCGTTAAAGTGTGGGGCGCTGGATCTAATCGAGCAGCGTCTATGCTCAAGAAAGGCGCTCGCGTCTATGTCGAGGGTCAGCTCAAGAGCTTCAAGTCAAAAGACGATAACACTCTATGGGAGGTGAGAGCCACTACATGGAGAGCGCTCGACCGAGAGCCTGACCAGCTCCTGCCACCTGAACCACCCTACAATCAACAACCCTTCAGCCCTTCACCATGGGGCAACGGTTTTCACAGCAAGTAAGCCCACTATTAATGCGCCCCTTATGGGGAAAGAGAGAGAATCATGACAGAGACTCAAAACCTGCCGAATATTATCCAAGGCGTCGATTTAAGCCTCGACGACTACAGGCTCATTCATAGTGGCTTAAAAAGGCGCATCTCACTTACTCATATCTCAAGAGAGATTGAGAAGTCAGACAACTTCTTAGGTGGATTTCTTAGGAGACCTGAGCCCAAGTATGATGAGTTTAGGACGTGGGTGCTTTCTATGATGAAAGAGCTTAACCACCCTTGCCTTACAAGACGAATCATCAATGATATCAGTAGGCGCAAGGCTGAGTTCAACGACGAGCAAGCGAAAAAGCAAGAGGAGGTGAATCAACTCTTGAGTCAAGGTATGCTTAATCTGACCATAGATCATATAGGCCAGCAAAGCACCAAGCTAGATGAGATTAGAATCTTGAAAGATGAACTCACTAGACATAAGGTAGGTTATGCGCTGATGATGAGTGAGTTAGAAGATGCCAGATCAAGACTTGATGAGGTGTATGGTGCTTTGGGTGATACCCTTCATAAGATTGATTACTCAATCAATAACCTTAGATCATTTCAGGAGCAATATGAGAGCTTAGAAGATAAGATCAAAGTAGGGAGTCAGCATCAATGACAATATCTATCAAGATGGGTGCTAGTCGAGACTTTGAGCCCTACATCGGAAGAAGCACCTTATTACCTAGGCCAGAGTATACATACCTTGAAGCATCTTCTATCTTTAGAGATATGACTCAGGCTCTAACTGACATCATCATTATGCAGTCAAACCAAAGTGACTTTCTAACTGAAGATCAACTGCTGAGAGAAGCTGAGTTGTTCAATAAAATCTCAATCGGCAGAGAGGTTCATGATTATGGATCATCAATGTTTGTTGATAGCTCTATGTTTGTCTTCGCAGGCGCGCTGATAATCGTAGGTCGTAGGTCTAAACTCTTATACTGCATCAATCAATCTAAGCTTGAGCATTACTATGAGGCTCTAAGGATTGCCTTAGGTCCTTTAGATTGGGCTAAGGATCTTCGAGTTAATCTTGGTGTTCAGCGCGTCACAGTACCAGGGCAAGATGATGAGGCGGTGTTGACCTCATATCTTAAACAATATAAGTGCCTTGATTTTTTCTTCGCAGAAGGCGCGACCAGTCAAGCAAGTTTTAAGGTGATCGCTGACATCATACATTAGCATGATTGTGCTTCAGGATAGATAAATGAGAGACATAAGAGAGCCAACACGCGCGCGAGACATCGAGGGAGAGCGAGTCTTAAGAGAGCTTGACCGTCTACTTGTCGAGCGTCTAGCTGAGCACCTCGACTTAACTGACCCTGATGACTTAGAGGTGTACAATAAGACCTTAGCCTTACGAGATCACATCAAGGAGACGTTGAAAGATGCCGAGAAAGCGAAAGACACCCAAGCAGAGAGAGACCCTACTAGACAACCTTAGGACAGGCATGAGCATAGAAGCGGCCTGTTCTCAGTCTGGCATCTCATCAGCCACCTACTATCGATGGCTGAAAGAGAGCGGTGATGATGGAGAGTGGACCGCAGAGGTCAACGCGGCGCTCGACTTCTCTGAGGCCGTCCTATTGGAGACCGTCAAGATGCAAGGTGAGGCCAAGCTAGATTGGCGAGCAGCTGCTTGGATTTTAGAAAGGCGCTTCCCTCATCGATGGGGCCAGCGCCGAGAAGTTGAACTCAATGTCAACGAGTCGACCAACAAGGGCGATGAAATGGTCATGGAGATGATCAGGCAAATCTCAAAGCCATATGAGGAGAGCACAGATGAAGAAGGTTAGAGTTAAGTTAAAGCGAGCTTGGACCGCTTACCCCTCACACGCTCAGGTCACCTATCAGGTGCAAGGTGAGTGTGAGGTGATCGCTCATGAGGATGGCGGGGATGGTTGGGACATTATCAGATATGACATATGTGATATCGAAGAGGGCGCTGAAGTAATCGTCACTGAGATCTTCCGCGACAAGACGCGATGTGTGACGCGATGGGAGGTCACTCAGTATGGCCTGAGCGCTCGTGACTAGCCTGACCCTTAACGAGCTTCAACATGGGATCATCTCTCGCATTGCCAAGAGAGAGAGGGTGATCGCTGCTCGTTGTGGATGGGGAAGCGGGAAGACCTCGGCGCTTGTCTTCAGTCTGCTCTTCGTGAGTCGGTTTCGACCTGGCACTAGCTCACTGCTCGTCACTGACACTAACCCGAGATATAACAGTGTGCTTATGCCTGAGATGGAGAAGTGGCTGAGCCCACTAGGTTGGACGTACAACCACACTCTCAGGCAATGGACAGCGCCCAACGGCTCAACGGTATGGTGTCGCTCATATTATCGACCAGGGACAAGAGATGCGACACACAACCCGCTAGAGGGTTTGAACGTGACCTCAGGAATCTGCCTGATTGATGAGTGTCAGACGTTGAGCGCTGAGGTGGCGCATAAGGCCATGGGTCGATTGAGAGCAGGGCCAAGCCCGATCATGATCCTTGTTGGCCTGCCGGTGAGTGGCGCGTGGTGGTGCAACCTCGCAGAAGAGGCCAAGTGTGAGCCTCTCCTCTACACCTCATATGTTAACTCAGCCAACCTAAGTGAAGAGTGGTTTGAGGCGACTAAGTTGCTTCCACAAGCCGAGCGTGAAGCTATGGTGATGAATAA